AATAGGACGACGGGCCCTGTACAAAAGTTCATTGATAAGGAAAATCTCAAGGCGCGGGACTTAACAGACCATGAGTATATGTTGACCCATCTGCGTGATAGATATTACTATAAGGAGTTGGGTAAGCAGTTCTCTGATGGTGAGCTTATTTTCTTTGAGCACCAATGGATTGATTATTTCAAGCAGTTTTCAGAGGATGTTACTCATACTGAAGAAATGCAGATTCTAGAGGTTATTAGGACGGAAATCTTAATCAATAGGGGAATGGAGGATAGGCAAGAGGTTGTTGCTAATATCGAAAGACTTAACAAGCTCATTGATGATGAAATGGACAAACCTAGTGATATGCAGGACTCTCAGGCGATTGCCAGTTTCCAGACGCAACTTGGTGCATTAATGGCAAGCAAGTCTGCCTATATTAACGAACATGAGAAACTTCTTACAAAAAAGGAGCGTCTCTTGAAAGATCTTAAGGGGACAAGAGAGCAGAGGAAAAGGAGATCAGAGGATGCAAAGACAAACTTCTCATCTTGGTTAAGACAACTTGACAATGAGGAGTTTCGGAAGCGTGAAGAGGAAAGCATGGAAGTCAATCGGCTTGCAGCAGACAAAGCCTTGGAAAAGTTATCAGAATACCATACATTTGAGGATGGGACAGTTGACCAGCCTTTTATTAATGCAGATACAATAGATGTTGAGGAGAACATTGAATGACAATTTTTAAATTTGATTATGATGGAAGAGAAGAAACGGACGAGGATCGCAAGGCAAGAAGAAAGTATCTATGCAAGTCTAAGGCAGAGTCTAGCGAAAAAAATAGGAAGCGGGCGATTGTAACAGGAATTACAGGGCAAGACGGTTCTTATCTTGCAGAACTACTTCTAGACAAGGGGTATGATGTTGTCGGCCTTAAAAGAAGGACGAGCACCGAGAATCATGAGAGGATCGAAGGGATTATTGAAAATCCTAGATTTAGCCTCGAAGAAGTTGAGATCGCAGACACGGGTTCTGTATATTCTGCAGTAGAGAGGCATCAACCTGATGAAGTTTATAATCTTGCTGCACAATCTCATGTCAAAACTTCATTTGACCAGCCTCATTATACAATTGAGACTAACACTGTGGGTGTAGTGAATTTTCTAGAGGCTATTAGGCGTTTTAAGCCTGATGCCAAATTCTATCAAGCTAGCACGAGCGAGATGTTTGGTAAGAATTATGATACTAAGTTCTGCACGGACGATAAGAAAAATCCTCAAGAAAAATTTCAAGATGAAAACACGGCATTTGAGCCTCAAAGTCCATATGCAGCAGCGAAGCTTGCATCCCACCATATGGTGCGGATTTATAGAGATGGATACGGCCTTCATGCGTCGTGTGGTATCCTGTTTAACCATGAGAGCGAACGTCGTGGCGAAAAATTCGTAACTAGAAAAATAACAAAATGGATTGCAGGTTTTAAAAGCTGGGCGGAAGCCCAAGGGCTCGATACGGAATCACGACATTTTGAGTTCGATAAAGATTATATACATTCGAGAAGGTCTTCATATCCCAAACTACGGCTTGGGAATATAGAAGCGTTTCGCGACTGGGGACATGCTGAAGATTATGTAAATGCGATGTGGCTGATGTTGCAGCAGGAGAAGCCAGATGATTATGTTATTGCAACAGGCGAAACATATAGCGTGCATGACTTTATGGTTCATGCTTTTGAATATATTGACATTCCTAAAGAGGAGATTACAAACTTCTTTATGATTGACCCTGAGTTTTATAGGCCGGCTGAAGTTGAGTTCTTAAAAGGAGAGCCGACGAAAGCAGAAACGATATTAGGCTGGGAAAGGAACGTTTCCTTTGAACAGCTTGTACATAGAATGCTAGAAAGCGACATTAATGCCGAAAAAGAGAAGGTACAAAAAGAACTATACACGTCCTAGCTCTAGAAACTATAATGATCCTGCTTATGCCAATTTTCGTAAGCAGGTTCGTTCTAGAGACGGCAACAAGTGTATGTATCCGGGATGCGACTCTAAGAAAAATCTACATGTCCACCATATCAAGAAATGGGCTAGCCATCCATCTATGAGATATGATGTTAGCAATGGAATAACTCTTTGTAAAAAGTGTCACGACACGACAAAGGGCAATGAAGAAGTCTACGAATCATTTTTCTATAAACTACTGGAACATCAAGCAATACAGAGATTAAAAAAGAAGAAAGAAGATGACGAAAGAAAATAAGTTCCACATAATAAAAGACACAAGAGAGAAGAAGGGTCACGGATGGTGGTATGATGAAAATGCCTACTGTTCAGGAACTACTGTTGCTAAGGTAGACATAGGCGATTATGCAATAGAGGGTATGGAGCACGTTCTGTGTATTGAAAGAAAGGAGAGCGTCTCTGAGTTCGCAGGAAACTGTAGTGAAAAAAGATTTCACGCGGAACTTAAGAAGATGGCTACATTTCCCTTTGCATTTCTGATTTTTGAATTTGGTTGGGCAGACATTGAAAGATATCCTGTAGGATCTTCTGTCCCACAGAGTAAGTGGAATCAGATAAGAATAAAGGGCAAGTACATGAATAGGGTCATTTCAACTGCTAGGCTTGAGCATGGTATTCACGTCATAGCCTGTGGAGATAAGATCAGAGCAGAAGAAACAGCATTTTATATAATGAGAAAAGTATATGAGCTTTACAATTGATGTCAACGCATATGAGAATGCTTGGCTTGGATTGAGTGATGAAGACCTAAAGCAAGCAAAAACACCGCTGTCCGGGTTGACAGACCAAGAAAAGAACGACTTCCATCTACACATCTTGAAGAAGATGAGAGACCCAGAGTATTTCCATTGGACAGTCAAGACCCTAATGGGAATAGATCTTCTTCCGGTTCAAACCTGTGTACTAAGAGAGCTGTGGAGAAGACCATTCCCGATGTATATAGCATCTCGTGGTTTTGGTAAATCGTTCTTGTTAGCGGTATACTGCATTTTGAAATGCACTCTGATACCGGGCACAAAAATAGTTATTGTAGGTGCTGCCTTCCGTCAATCTAAAGTTATCTTCGAATATATGGATACTATATGGAGGAACGCTCCTATCCTACAAAGCATATGTTCTGACGCTAGCGGACCAAGAAGAGATGTTGACCGATGCACAATGAAGGTCAATGATAGCTGGGCTATGGCTGTGCCGCTTGGTGATGGGAATAAGATTAGAGGTTTACGTGCTCATACAATTATTGCTGACGAATTTAACTCTATTCCTACTCATATTTATGAAACAGTTGTAGCTGGTTTTGCTGCAGTATCCAGTAACCCTACTCAGAACGTTAAAGAAGCTGCTAGAAGAAAGAAGATGCAAAGCGAGGGTGTCTGGTCTGACAGATCTGAGGAGACGTACAAAGATAGAAAAACAAACCAGTCGATTATAGCTGGAACAGCAGGCTATGACTTTGAACCATACGCAGAGTATTGGAAGAAATATAAATCCACAATACTGAATCGTGGCGATTTTAAAAAGGTTGCTGCTGAGAATGAGGAAGACGAAGAAGATATACCTGATTACATGAAAAGGCTCGATTGGACATCCTTCTCAATCATAAGAATGCCTTATGAGCTTATACCTGAAGGCTTCATGGATGACCAACAGGTTGCAAGGTCAAGAGCTACAATGCACAATGGTATATACCAAATGGAGTATGGCGCTTGCTTTACAGCAGACAGCCAAGGCTTCTTCAGGCGTAGTCTTATACATTCTTGTGTAGCCAATGATAGCAATGTAGAAAAGGACTCATGGCCTAAATGGTGCGACCAGCCTTTCGATGCAATTACAAGAGGTCAGCCAGATAAAAAGTATGTAATTGGGGTTGACCCTGCATCTGAGCAAGACAACTTCGCTGTCGTGGTTCTAGAGTTGCATCCAGAACATCAGAGAGTGGTTTATACATGGACCACCAATAAGAAAGACTTTGCTGGCCGAAAGAAAGTAGGGTTGACAGATTCTCATGACTATTATTCATTCTGCTCTAGAAAGATACGAAACCTTATGAAGCTCTTCCCATGCGTTAGGCTTGGCATAGACTCTCAAGGGGGCGGATTCACTATAGCAGAAGGTCTTAGAGATTTAGATAAGCTAAAGCCGGGAGAGAGGCCTATATACCCGATTATTGAAGAGAAGAAAAAGAAAGATACAGATGACTTAGCTGGAGACCATTGCTTGGAGCTAGTAAATTTTGCTAGTTCTGTTTGGACTTCAAATGCAAATCACGGGATGAGAAAAGATTTAGAAGACAAGGTATTGTTATTTCCTAGATTCGATACGCTAACACTTAGCCTAACTTCAGAAAAAGATAAGATATTATTTAAGGAAATGAAAGAAAAGGTCGGCAACTCAGACGCACTTAAGCTCTATGATACATTAGAGGACGCTGCTATGGAGATAGAAGAGTTAAAGGATGAACTATCTACAATTGTTATGAGTATAACAACCGCTGGCAGAGAAAGATGGAATACTCCAGAAGTCAAGCTAGGCTCTGGTAAAAAAGGAAGAATGAGAAAGGACCGCTATAGTGCTTTAGTCATAGCTAACATGATAGCTAGGACAATTCAGAGAGAGCTCCCCGCACCAACGTACCAACATGTAGGACTAGTTGTTGGTCAGCAAGCCCCTAATGCGGGAGGATCTATGTATAAAGGCCCAGAATGGGCGCAAAATCTGTCCTCCGACAGTTTTTTCGTAGTAAAGAAAAATAATTAGTATTGGTGTAGAATACAATAGGCATTGTTATTCAGCTAATACTTATTGAGGTTTATAATGGTAGATAAGAAATATCCGCGCAGCAAGCAAAAAGATTTAGAATATGCTCTTCAAAATGGAGAAGCCTATGCATCTTGGGAAGACGAAGAAGGGAAGTCTGCTGCCCTTAACAACTATACAAGCTCTATAACTGAGTTTGCATCTGCTAGTAGAACCTCATATGACAACATAACAACATACCAGAGTGGTCGTCCCGGATTACAAAAAAGTGATTACGACTACTTCCGTTCTAGCGAAAAAGTCCCCACTAAGTCAAAAGAGATTATCTCCTTTGCTCGAAAATCTTATAGACAAATAGGTCTTATAAGAAATTCAATTGATTTGATGGGCGACTTTGCATGCCAAGGAGTTAGATTAGTTCACCCTAATCCTAGAATAGAAAGATTCTATAACGACTGGTTTTCTAGAGTTAAAGGTTCCTTCGTTTCAGAAAGGTTCTGCAATCTCCTTTTCAGGGAAGCCAATGTCGTTCTAAGAATGAAGACAGCTAAGCTTAATAAAAGCAAGCGTCTTGAAATGCAGAAGGCTGTAGCAGAAATAGACATGAAGGCTGATCTTACGGAAAATCTATTCAGGAAGGGTGAGCTTCCTTGGCAGTATGTATTCTTAGATCCATTGTTACTAAATGTTGTTGGTGGACCTCTAGCAACTATGTCTGGCGAATATCTTTATAGAATGGATATACCAAAAGATCTAAAGAGAGATCTAAACAAAATAAAAAATACTGGAGGTCGCGAAGAGAAGGAAATGCTAAAGAGCATTCCTAAAGAGTTGTTAGAAAGTGGCAATGCGGGCAAAGGAATATTGCTTCCTCCCGAAAAAACATTCACATACTTCTACAAGAAAGACGATTGGCAGACTTGGGCAGATCCAATGACATATGCCTGCTTCGACGACCTTATTTTATATGAAAAACTTAAGTTAGCTGATAAGGCAGCTTTAGATGGTGCTGTTAACAAGATTAGAGTTTGGAAGCTTGGTAGCTTAGACCACAAGCTTGCACCAACACCTACTGCAGCATCTGCTCTTGGTAGCATATTAGGAGCAAACACAGGTGGAGGAACAATGGATATTGTTTGGGGTCCTGATATTGAGTTAATTGAGACTGGAACAGATGTCCAAAGATTCTTAGGAGAAGAAAAGTACAGACCTA